TTTTATACTTGTTCTGGATTAACTGGAAATTTGACAATTCCGAGTTCAGTTACTTCAATCGGAAATCTTGCATTTATTGGGTGTACTGGATTTAATGGAAATTTGACAATACCAAATTCAGTTATTTCCATTGGAGATTTAGCATTTTACAATTGTGTAGGGCTGATATTAATTAACAATATGAGATCAACTCCACAAATTATATTTTCAAATACATTTTATAATGTAAATAAAACAATACCACTTCACGTAGCAGTAGGATCACTAGCATCCTATCAAGCTGCACCATATTGGAATGAGTTTACTAATATTATTGCAGATTTATAAATTTAAAATACACACATTATGAAAAGTTTATTTCAATTATTACTGGATTGGTTATTTCGAAACTTAGTGAATTTTGCAAAATGGTCGCTGAGCATGGCCGGTGGTTTCCTGGTTATGATTAAGCCGACATTCCCATTTATACTTATTTGCGTTGTCTTTATTATTTTCGACTGTTGGTCGGCAAGGGATTTAGCAAAACGCATGAAGAAAGCTGGTCATAATACAAATGCTAAAGTAAAGAGTAATAAACTATTTAAGGCGTTTACCACTGGAGTATTAGCAATGGCTGCCATAGTACTTGCATTTGTGATTGAGAAATACATACTTACTATGTATTCAAATCTCTATCTAGCTAATTACACGGCATTGGTATTTTGCGGCATTCAGTTCTGGTCAATAACCGAAAATGCAAGTTCATGTAATGGTTCGAAATGGGCTGCAATTGCTCAAAAGTTCATGGTGGATAAAACTGAACGCCATTTAGATATTGATTTGTCGATATTAAAAGATAAGGAGGATACAAAATGAAAGAATTGCTACCTCTAGTTTGGAATGAAGCTGCAAGTTTCAAAATTGAATCACCAGCAGTAATGGCATTTCTATCGGCCGAAACAGGAGGAAAAGGCTTCGACGATGTAACAGGTAAAATTATTATTCAATTTGAACCTAGCTGGTACAGAAAGCGTGCACCTTATGCACCTTCCGGAGCATGGTCGCTTAATAAGGTTGAAGTTCAACGCAAAGAATGGTTGGCCTTTAATGACGCATTCAGCAAGAACAAAACGGCAGCCATGGAAGCCACAAGTATTGGCATTGGTCAAATACTAGGTTTGCACTGGAAACGCCTTGGTTATGAAAGTGTAAACGCCATGTGGGACGATGCAAAGAAAGGAATCGATCGCCAAATTTGGCAGATCTGCAAGTTTATCGACACCGATAAGGAGTTGAAAGCTGCTATTATTGCTCATAACTGGCATATTGTAGCAACGCTTTACAATGGAGCTAAATACAAAGAAATGGCTATAATTTGGAAGCGAGAACCGTATGATATTACTCTAGCAAATGCTTATTTAAAATTCAAATAGATCATGAAAAAAATACTAAAACCCTTTCTTGTCTCATTCTTCAGCATGTGGATAAGTGCAATGCTACTATTGTTTGTAATCGTTTTCTCGGGTTGCTCCAGCACTAAAAAAGTGGAGAAAGCCAAAGTAATCGAATCGGTTGCTTCCAGTGTGGATTCAAAAACCGATCAGTCGAAAACCGAAAGCCTAAAAGTTACGGACAAAACTGAAAAAATTACGGACAAATCGTTAATGCAAATAGAAAATGAAACTAATGCATTGGAAACGCGTATCACAGAATACGACACCGATAAGCCTATTGTTATTGGTACTTATAAACCACCGGTGAAATCTGAAACGATTACGACTAGTAAAAGATTGTCCCAAAAAGATACTGAATATTTGGACAATTCGAAAGAAAAAACAACTTCCGACGCGGCTTATACGTCACAATTGGAAGCAAGCATTAAGCTACTACAGTCAGAGAATGCAAAACTTGTCAGTGAGGTCAGTAATAAGGAAACAACTTCAGTAACCTGGTGGAGATGGTTCTTGGCCGGTATGTGTATACCGGTGGCTATTGGTTTACTTGTAAAATTTGGTGCTTTTTCGAAATTGTTTGTTTTTGTCCTGAAGATATTTAGGGTTAAGTCATAGTTTTTGTTTTTTTTACATAGTATAGATTTTTAAAAGAGGAAGAATGCCGGGCTTGTGAAAGTCGGGCATTCTGTTTTTTATGTCCTTTTAAAAAGGTGGTAATCTGACGAAATTTGTATCGTAAAATAATATTTATATGGAAAATAGTACGCCAAAAATAATGACAGTAGAGGAGTTCAATGACCGTATAAAGTCATGGACCGTAACAACCAGGTCGAAGATGGCCGGCAATGCTCCAAAGGCTTCCGGTGAATTGGCTTCTACTCTTTCAAATTCATATAAAAGGAATTTCGGACATATTTCTACTATCAATTTCAATTTTCTCCGTCGTGGGGTATTTCGTCATTATGGGGTTGGTCGTGGATATATTCGTCAAGGTAATTCTGTCATTCGTGGTAGTCATAACCCTAAATCAAAAATAGATCTAAGTACCGGATTTAAGCGGTCAGCGGATGATTGGTTTGATGTAGAAATCCGAACCGGTCTGGTACAAGTTGCTGATATAGTTCAGGAGTTTTATGGTGATATGGCCATGAATCAAATACTTGAGAAAATTGATAAATTTTTAATTCAAAAAACGAGCAAAAATGGCTGATAAAATAGCAAAACGTGGCGTCTCGATTTATATCGATGGTAAAGAGGTAGCTAACTCTGTGAAGGCAATATCCGGAGAAATGAAAAAGCTAACGAATGAACAGTCAAAAATGACCATGGGAGCTGATAACTATGTAGCTCATGCAAAGAAAATTGAATACCTGAAGTCATTACTCGTTGAACATAAAGATTATCAGAAACAAATTGCCAAGGAATATAGCAATATGGAGAAAGCTGCCGATAAGTATTCGAAAAATACTGAAGGCGGTTTTTCAAGACTAGCAAACGGGTTTAATAAGTACTTCGCCATTTTTACAGCCGGTCTTGCAGCTGTTACCGGATTGACGCTTGGACTTAAAAAGTTCATGGATATGCGGAATGAGCTTGAGCAAAGTTCCGCTAACCTGAAAGCCATTACCGGACTAGATGATAAATCGGTGGCTTGGATGCGTCAGTATGCCAAAGAACTTAGTACTACTACCACCGAGGCGGGCGTACGCATCACAGCTACTTCCAAAGAAATCATGGACGGTTTCACCGTTATCGGATCCAAGCGTCCGGAACTATTGAAAAACAAAGAGGCTATGGCCGATGTGACTAAACAAGCATTGACATTGGCGGCCACCGGAGTTCCAGTCGAAACGGCATTCGAAGTGGTCACTGCTTCTATGAATCAGTTCAACCTTACGGGTAAAGATGCTACTCGTATTATCAATTCCATTGCAGCCGGTTCATTGGAAGGATCTGCTGAAGCTGACAGCTTAGCCGGATCGCTTAAGAACGTTGGTACAGTAGCCAACGATAGTAATATGACCATGGAAGATACTGTGGCCATGCTTGAGGTACTAGCCAGCAAACAACTGGTAGGAGAGGAAGCCGGTACAAAACTTCGTGGTGCATTATTGAAATTGAAAGAAGCCGGAGTTGGTTATGCTTCAGGTCAGTTTAATGTGCGTGATGCCATTATTGAAGTCAATAAGCAAATGGATAAAAAAGCAAATGCGTTACAACGTGATGCACTTTTGCAAAAGATATTTGGAGCCGAAAATGTTACTGCAGGAACTATTCTTCTTCAAAATGTAGATGCTTATGATAAACTACGTGTTTCGGTAACCGGTACCGATGTAGCTATGCGTCAGGCAAGAATTCAGACATCAACCATTACGGCACAAATGGCCCAAGCACAGAACCGTTTCAATGAGTTGGGAATGGAACTGGTGAAGAATCTAAACCCTGCCATGCTAAAGGCTACTAATTTCGGAACTAACTTTATGAAATTGCTGATGCAATTACCTACGTTTTTGAAAGAAAACAAGGTTAGTATAGTTGCATTCGTAGCCGGATTAACAGCTTATCTCACTGTTGTAAATTTGTCAAACATGGCTACTAAGGCTAGATTAGCTTTAGCAGTAATTGAAAAGGTAGCTGATTATCTAAAAATTGTAGCTCTTCGTACTCGTATTGCATTGACCGGACAGGCTACAATTGCCGAACTTCGATTATTGGCTGCTCAAAATGAGCTCAATGCCTCTATGATGAAAAATATATGGGGATTGGTTGCAGCTGCTATTGCTATTGCTACTGTTTATTTGATTTCGTATTTGAATAAAGCTAATGAGCTTACTGAAGCGCAGAAAATAGCCAACGGTGTGATGGAAGATTACCGTAATAATTTTGCTGAAAACTCAAAAGCTGTCATGGAAGAAAAGGCTCAGTTGACCGGCTTAGTTACAGCAATTATAAATACTAATGATAATCAGGCCACTCGTAACCGATTAATTGACGAACTAAACGCTAAATATCCCGGCTTCATTTCCTTTATTGATAAAGAAAAAGTAACTAATGAATTGCTTGCACAGGCACTGGCCGATGTAAATGAGCAATATGACCTAAAGTTACGTTCTGTGGCGCTCAACTCAAAAAGTCAGGCTTACGAGCAAGCTTCGGTGAAAGCCATGCAACGTCAGATTGAAATTCAAAACGAATTGAATAAACTTCGATCACAACCACAGAATGACAATGAGGCAAAAATAAAAGCATTGGAAGATGAAGATCGCCAATTATCTGCTAATATAAAAAGCTACGAAAATGCTTCATCCACTTTTCGTGCGAATGCCGCCAAAAATGACGAAGAAGTAAAACGAATGAATACTTCAGGATATTATGATGGATTAATGAATGAGGCCAAAAAAATGATGAAACTGAAATCAGAACTAAGAGATAACTCTGAAAAAGGTTCATCGGAATGGAATTTTTACAATAAACAAGTAGCTGAAGCAAATGCTGCCTTTAAATATGCTCAATTGAAATATATTGAAACAAAGAAGTTGGAGAAAGCGAATAAGCCTACATCAGATACCCCTTCTACATCCGGAGGAACTTCATCGCCTGATAAAACTGCAGTACAAAAAAAGAAGATTGACCAGGCTATGCAGGAACTTGAAAATGATAACCTGAAAAAAATAGCTGCTATTAAACAACAGTATATTGATGGTGACATTAAAACCGAATACGATTATAATCAACAGTTATTGGATCAACAGGATAACTATGATAGTTTGCGTAAGAAAAAGCTTCAGGAGTTGTTGAAAGTAATTACGGATCCCGGTCTAAAATTGGATCTGAATAAACAAATTGCTGAAATTGATAAAAAGGCACTAGATAGACAGATTGAGCAAAATAACAAGATCAAGAAAATACTATTGGACGCTGATCCGATTAAATCGGAAAATCAATCATATTCTAATCGCCTTCGTGAATTAGGTCTTTTTGGTGTTGATAAAGAAAAAATGACGGCTGATCAGTTGGAAACGTTACGTATTTTAGAAGAGCAACACAATGAGGCAATGCGTAAGCTGTCAACAAAACAGGCTGTTGTAGAGTTGAAAAATCTTGATAAAGAGCAACAAGATGCTGAAAAAATGTTGGCAGATGAACGGTTGACCACTCAAATGAGTGAACAGATCTATAAAGATAAAATGATTTCCCTGGAGTTGAGTTTTATGAGGCGTAAGCTTGCAATACAAGGATTATCTGCAGATGAAATTGACAAAATTACTAAGCAGATCAATCAGAAGTTAATTGATAACTCAGAAACAACGTATCAATTAATATCATCATTCAAGGAAAAGTATGGTCTTGATGAACTTAGTAGATTTAAACTGCAGAAAGAAACTGAACTTAAAATTCTGCAAGAGTATGTAAATAAAGGGCTAGTATCTGAAAAGGATGCCACTAAGGTTCGCAGGATTTTAGCTGCAGAAGAATTCGAAGTAAATACAAAAAACTTCAAAGATACTGCAGGTGCTATCTCGGATATTTCAGGAGTGTTCTCAAATGCTCTGCAGGGATTCCAGTCGGCCGAAGAAAAATCGATAGAGACAAAGTATCAAAAACAAATTGATGCTGCACAAAAAGCCGGCAAAGATACTACTAAAATAGAGGCTCAAAAAAACAAAGAACTTGCCTCTATAAGGGCTAAAAATGCCGATGCTGAATTTGCGCTTCAGGTTGCACAGATAATTGCTACAACTGCAGTTGCTGCTATTAATTCATTTGCAGCTATGTCTAAAATTGGTGGTCCTATATTGGGTGGTATTGCTGCCGGTGCTGCAGTTGCATATGGTGCGTCTCAAATTGCCGTGGCTGAGTCAGCACGTGAAGCAGCAAAAGAAGGATACTACGATGGTGGTTACCACACACCGGAAGGCTATACTGGTGGAACTGATCCTCGAGAGGTTCGTGGTGTTTTCCCTGATGGACAGCCATATCACGGTGATGAGTTTATTGCTACTCATAAAACTACCCGTAACCGTGAGATTCGACCAGTACTTGATCTGATTGATAGTGCACAGAAATTGGGTACAGCTTCCAGTCTTACTAGGGCAGATATATCGAAAGCCTTACGATTATCTCCAGGATACTATGATGGCGGATATCGTAATTCTAATACGCCGTTATCACCAAAATATTCTGATGATCCAACTGCACAATATTTGTCAGATGTAGCTAATTCGCTTAACCGGTTGAATGATCACCTAGATAAAGGAATTAATGCAAAGGCTCCAATTTATTTACATGGGAGTGATGGCTTAGTTCAAAAAATTAAAGAGTATGAAACCCTTTTAAATAATTCAAAACCATGATTGAATTTTATATTGAAAACGAAGGATTATATAATGAGGTAATTTTACCGGATGATTTTTCGTTTACATGGATTGAAAACAATCCTGAAATAAATAATGAAGGTGATTTTACACTGGATATGACTGTATCATTAGAAGTGGCACAGAATAAAATAGCATTCGGGATGATCGATAGATTAGCAAATACTTCTATAACTATATCTGCAAATGCAAAAATAGTAGAGGATGGTGTAACTCGTTACGGAACTATGACTATTTCAAAGCCTACAGATTTAAATGTTTCGTTTCAATTTCTATCAGGTAATTCAGAACTGAATTACCTGGCTAAGAGTGAAGATAAAATCTACACTCTTAATTGGGGTGAGGAACTAGAAATTACCGTTGAACGGGCACTGGATTCGATTAATAACTGGCATTGGACGAATAAATTTGTATGTTGCCCGGTTAAGGCTGGTACTTCAATACTGAATGAATATAATTTAGACCTCACTGCAGTAACAGATGGGCTTATCGTTATGCAACCTTATCTATTGTATTATATAACAAAACTTCCTGAACTCCTTGGTTATACAATGGGTGATAATGTTTTGTTGGCCGATGAACGTGCACAACGAATGTATCTTGTAAATCCGGTTGATTCGTTGAAATATGCTGACTGTTTGCCTGATATGACAATCAGAGAATTTATAAAAGCAATTGAGGATTTTTTCAATGTAAGTTTTATTGTTTTAGGGCAAACAAAAACATTGTCTATTGTGCGGACGAAAACTGAAATGGCTACTAAAAAACGGGTCAAAATTACTCCTATAAATGGTTTTGAACGTGATCTGTCGGATGACTCTTCAGCGTTTAAATTTGGATATACAAAAATATCATACAATTTGCCAGGAAGTAATTACTTCAGTTATCACCGACTTGCAGATGATATTGTAGCTAAATGTACTATCGAAGAATTTTTTAATATTCGTCCGGAAGGATATACTACTGATAAATTAAACATTTTAAGAAATACGGCTGATAAAAGGGATTGGATAAATACTTCAGCTAAACACGAATTTCCAGGTTATCAATTAATGTTCCCAGGAACTGGTATAGTTTATTATTCATATAATGTGAATAGACTTGCCGACTATGGAACTTCGTCAAAAAATGTGCTTTCGCTAAATCTTACTCCTTCAGCTATATATAAAGGAACTCAAAAAGCTATTGATTATGCCGATAATAATTCTACATTCAATGTCCATTATACAATGCCTGAGAGTTCTAATAGTTATTTGCTTGTTGAAAATAAGACTATATTTGAGATGATTGAAGGTGATAAAGGTGATATTGTTCGTTCAAGTAATTTG